CCACTACGGAGGAGTTGACTGCGGCGGGGGATGCCGCGTGGGCTGCGGCGTGGGCTGCGGCGGGGGATGCTGCGTTGGCTGCTGCGTGGGCTGCTGCGAGGGTTGCGGCGGGGGCTGCTGCGAGGGATGCTGCGTGGGCTGCTGCGTGGGCTGCTGCGAGGGTTGCTGCGAGGGCTGCTGCGAGGGCTTCTGCGTTGGCTGTACAAGAAGCAGACTTGCGTCAAATGTGTAACAAAGGAGAAGTGAAATGACAGCAATGCACTTAGACCACGACATGCGGCTACAAGCCGCCCGATGTATGGAGCGTGAGGGAGGCAGTTTCGCAGGGCATATCGCCCGAGCGTACTATGTGGCCGACACGCAGAACGCAGAGGCACTACTGACTGCGTTCGATATGTTGTTCCTCAAGTTCTACGCGGAGCACTGCCGCAATGAGCGCATGAAAGAAAGGGAAACGCAATGACCATGCTAAGCCTACCAAAACAAATCGAGGCAGCACGCCTACTCACGCTGCGCCAGATGCTCAAGCTAGAGATGAAGGGGATGCACAGGAGCAGAGGCCACACGGCATACAACACGCTCAAACAGATGGGGTTCAAAGGCACTCGTGAGCAGGTGCTCGCACAGATGGATGAGATTCGCAATGAACTCATAGGTAAGGAGTAGACGGGGACATTTGTCCCCAACAGTATGAGGGTGCTGTCTCACCCTCGCTTTCAGTAAGTAAAACATCAAGGAGTTTTTATGTTCTTAGGATATTCCCCCAAGGCCAAGTGCTTTATGTACGCCGCCGATGTTGTGCGCTACTCGCGCCAGTGGCATCAGAGTTTGCAAAACAGATTCGAACTGCACCCCGCAGTGGCCGATGCGTTCCAGATGCACGACCCAGAGGACTGGCAACAGTTACTGCTTGAGTGGCCGCATGTGGCAACGACCGATGCGACCCGCTTGGCCTATACCCGTGACGAGCGAGCAGGCGAGGCCGACAGGCAGACGCTGACATCATTGGGCAAGTACCTGAAGCAGCACTGGCCGAACCTAGCAGACCATCACATCAGGGATTATGTGGCCAAGTACGCTACAGCGGCTAGCTTTCACATTGAGCGCACCACCGAGGCCATCGTCAACGCAGTGCAGAAAGGCCCTGCCTCGTGTATGAAGTTCAACGAGGACGATGAGGACGAGCGGAGCCAGCTTGATGATCTCGGTGCTCACCCTTACGAGGTGTACGACCCGCAGTATGGCTGGCATGTGGCAACGCGCCGCTTGGGTCATCAGATCGTAGGTCGTGCGCTACTCATGCAACGGGACAATGCCGAGAGCAACCCCAAGTACTTCGTGCGTACCTACAAGCACCAGGACGGCGAGCGTTACTCACAGCCCGATGACGAGCTGCATCAGTGGCTACATTCGCAGGGGTACGAGAAGCGCAACGAATGGAAGGGCGAGCGTCTGGCGTACATCCCTAGCGGGCGGTACAACAGCGACTTCATCGCCCCGTACATCGACGGCGGTGCTCAGGAGGTAGATGTCGAGCGCGAGCGCACAGATGATGGCACATACAAGCAGTACTTACGCATCACGCGCAGTGGTGAGTGGGAGTGCTGCAACCAAAACGGCACTGCGACTGAGCAGGGCGCATGCAGTTGTGCGGACTGCGGCGAGCGCATCAGTGAGGACGAGCAGTGCGGCATAGGGGTGTATGGAGATCACATCGTTGGTGAGTGCTGCATCGATGAGTACACACATGTCACTGGGCGCAGGGGCAACGACTACTATGTGCCCAACGATGAGGCCGTGGAGGTTGATGGCACTTACTACGACCGCGACTACCTCAGTGACAACAACATCGTGGAGCTTGCGAACGGCGACTACTGCTCGATGGACGATGCGGTCTATGTTGACGATGAGTGGTATCACACCGATGACGATGCGATTGTGTGCGATTACACTGGCGGCTACCAAATGCGCGATGACTGCGTAGAACTGCATGACGGCGAGTGGGCGCTGCTTGACGAGACATGGGAGTGCCAAGGGTCGGGCAACTTCTACTTGTACGATGACGATGCACCTGTCGAGATTGACGGCAACATGTACCACGAGGACTATGTACCCGAGCCAGAAGAAGTCGAGCCATGCCCCGTACGGGATGTGTGCCTGTCCATTGAACCAACCACAGTAACAATCAAGGAATCAACATGAACAAGAAATCAATACTCTGCAAGACGCTATCACGCGCCCTGTCAATGAAGCGGCCACATGGCACACGCGCAGTCATCGAGTTCACGGACTGGCTGCACTCAAACCTACCCAAGCGCAAGCACATCGCTGTCAGCTATGACAAGGTGGGCAACCTGCATGTGGACGCACGACTTGACGACACCAACCGCACGCTATTCGTAGCCCATGTGGACACAGTGCATCGTGAGACAGGTGCTAACAAGATCAGGAAGACTCAAGGCAAGTGGTACGCCGATGGTGCGCCCCTTGGCGCAGATGATGGGGCTGGATGCGCGATCCTTATGCACATGCTGCATGCTGGTGTACCGGCGTACTACATCTTCACGCAGGGCGAGGAGCGCGGGGGTATCGGTGCTAAGTACCTTGCCGACCACAGCCCCGAGTTGTTGGCCTGCTTTGATCGTGCCATTGCGTTCGACAGGCGCGGCATCGACAGCGTTATCACGCATCAGGGGTGGGGCAGGTGCTGCTCTGATGAGTTCGCTGACGCACTGTCCGGTGAGCTGTGTGCTGACGGCGTGCTGATGTATCTGGGCGATGACACAGGTGTGTACACCGACACTGCCGAGTTCGTTGACATCATCCCCGAGTGCACCAACATCAGCGTGGGCTACGACAACGAGCACTCAGACCGCGAGACTCTGGACATCTTCCACTTCACGGCGCTGGCTGCTGCGGCCGTCAAGATCAAGTGGGATGCCCTGCCCGTGGGGCGTGACCCGACAGTCATCGAGAAGCTGCCCCTGACTGACTGGCGCAGTTACTACAGCACGACAAGCCTGACCTCATGGGACGGCAAGTGGTCTGACGCCAGCGCCTACGGGTACACGGACAACGACATGCTGGAGGACGCACTGCGCGATGCCATGCGTGGGATGTATCACGACCTGCTCGACATGATCGCAGAGGCAGCGTATCCAGAAGACCCCATGATGGCGCTCAAGTTCCTCAACAAGCGCATGCTCACTGACGAGGTGTTGCAGCGTGCGATGTCTGACTGCGCTGTCTACGATGCCGATACTGTGTTGCTGTCCCTGTTCGACACAGTTCACTGCGAAGTCTGACGGGTGTCATCGGTTTGCAGCCTGCCGTCTCAGGCTGCGCTTTAAGGAGAAGACGAATGATCAAGATAACCATATCCAAGAGCGTGATTCAAAACCACATAAATGACCTACTCCACCAAGTTCAGTCACTTATGAAAGGAAAAACTCTGGACAACCGTGAACTAAATGACATGCAAGAACTACTCTGGCGCGTCGAGCACTACATCAACCAAGGAGAAGACAAATGAAAACAGATGAACTGACAGGTGCCGCCCTTGATTGGGCGGTGGCGAAGTGTGAGGGTGTAGAGATCATCGTGCGACAAGAAAATTGGGACTGGTACTCAACCGATTGGGCACAAGGCGGGCCGATCATTGAGCGGGAGAAGATCGCAACCGCTTGGCACATCACGCGCTGGGTTGCATGGCGTGGCGTGATCGAACACCCCGGCCCCACACCCCTGATCGCAGCCATGCGCTGTTATGTGGCAAGCCGACTTGGCAATGACATTGAGATACCGGAGGAGCTAAATGTTTGACAGAGAAGACACCATCACGCGGGTAGTGTTCCTACTCGCGCTTATCGTAGTAGCGCTTGACCTTTTATATTGGAGACCGTTATGAGGGTGGGAAACCCCTTACAAAAAAGAGTGAACACTAACATGTCTAATAGTGGACAATACCCGATTTCAATCAAGGAGAAAACAATGCCAGATATGAAGACCGCACTGCATGCCGTGCTGAACGAGTGGGAAAAAGCCGAGACTCCCCTATCAACATCTTCTCAGGAGCAACCTGCATCCGCCAAGCAAAAGCAGTACTTCAAAGTCACAGTAGGTGTGTCGCAAGCATCGTTCAACTATGTCAGGGACAACCCCTACACAACAGCCGCGCAAGCCACAGCCGCGCTGGCGAAACAAGGGTTCAAGAAGACTTCGCTGACCTCGCTGTACACGCAGATGATTCGCCAAGGACACTTGAGCAGAGACAAGGACGGCAAGCTGACGGCGCTCATTCCAGAGTTCCGTCCACTGAAGGCGACAGCTACCATACGCAACTTAGAAATCGCGCTGAGAAAGAAAGCTGCCAAAGCAGAACCACCACGCCAACCAGCGAAGGTGAACATCGACATCGCGGCCATCAAGAAGCAAAACGGGATACGCGCAGGGATAGCTACGCTCAACGCGTCCCATGCCCAAGCTGCCCCCGCGCCGACACTTCTCACGGCCAAGCAGGTGTTGGAGACGCTCAGCATCAAGGAAGCGCACATGCTGTACCGCGAATTGCAAACAATGTTTGGAGGTTGATATGTGGAAATACATTTGGACTGAATTGAGGTTGATGCTGAAAACCGTGACGCCGATACAGGCCGTTACGCACGAGTTGATGCACGCCGAGCATGCCCTGCTGCAAGCCGAGAGTGGGGTTGAGTACGCACAGGCGCTGGTGACTTACAACAAGCAACGAGTCAAGCGCTTGAAGGCGTATCTGGCAGTAGACGAAGTGAAGGAGCCGACATGAAATACCGCGAAACAGGTGGATCAGCGTTTCCGCATACGGTTGAGTACAAAGGTGCGGATTGTGGCGGGGTAGTGCCTCATGGCGGCATGACCCTGCTTGACTACGCTGCGATCAAAGCGATGCAAGCCCTTTTGTCAGACCCCGACTGGCGGCAAGACATGAGCTTTGCAGTCACCGCCGCTACCGCATACAAACAAGCAGCAGAAATGATTGCAGAGAAAGCGAGGTACGCATGACTAAAGATACAAGTGGACCAGCGTTTCCATGCCACCCGGGCATTGAGAACCCAATCTATGACGGCATGACCTTGCGCGATTACTTTGCTGCCAAAGCGATGCAGGGCGATCTTATTGGCGGCGTTCACCATGACATTTTTGACATAACTGCAAAACGCGCATACGCATTGGCAGACGAAATGCTGAAAGCGAGGAAAGCATGAACGAAGAAACCCGCAAGGTCAAGCCATATCCGTCAGTACCTGATGACATCGACCCAGTGCCGGAAACATGGCACAGGATTGGAGCGTTCATGCTTTGGTCTATTTTTACAGTGCTGGCAGTGATCTGCCTTGGACTGTTCTTTACCGGTCTTTGGATATGGAGCTTGTTGATATGAAAAAAAGCCTACACCTGAAGACTGAGTTCTTGCCGCGCAAGTGGCCCTGCTTTGCCATTGGGTTTTTTAGCAGTGGTGACGAGTTCATAGTGCACCTGTACCTTGTGTGTTTCCGTATTCGATGGGGGTATTGATATGAAAAAAAGCTATATCACAGGAAGAAACCACGACTTCTACGATAAGGGCAAGGCAATGTTTGACCGGATACGGGTGCTGCCTGAGCATCAAGCCATTACCCAAGCCATTCCTCAGATTCCTCAAGAGCATTCCTCAAACCGGCAGTGGGTGGGCCTGACCGAGTGGGAGCGCGAGGCTATTGCGCTTGAGTGCGGGGCCATGTCTGCCGACTGGCTGGTGTTTATGGAGGCTGTGGAAAAGGCTTTGAGGGAGAAGAACGCATGACACAAGAAGACATAGGAAGCTACACCTTTACAGAACAATCCTCCAAGATTTTCTTGATGGCTGCGCCACCCACATCTGTTGGCGGCTACCGTGTGGGCGAAATTATCTTTAACCTCAATAAGAAACCCCTCTGGATTCACCGCATGGGTGTGCGTCTGGTGCTGGGTTGGAAGTGGGAGGACGCATGAAACAAGAAGACATCATCCGCATGGCGCGGGAGGCCGGGTTTGCCGATGGTGTGGCAGAAATCGTGGGGCTTGAGGGTTTTGCCCGCTTCGCCGCCCTTGTCGCCGCCGCAGAGCGTGAGGCGTGTGCGAAGGTGTGTGATGAGTTGCATCCCGGTTTGGCAACTAAACGGGCCGCTGAAATCATCAGAGCAAGGGGACAAGCATGACCAAAGACGAAGCACTAAAACTGGCGCTGGAGGCGCTGGAACAATTGGACGGTATAGACACTGAAACAGAGTGCGTAACGATTGATGTTGGTGATGTTATGAACACCATCAAACAAGCCTTGGCACAGCCAGCACAGGCAACTAGCGGATGGAGTTTGCGTTATGTGTATTTTGATGAAAACGGAATACCACTGATGCACAGAGAGCCAGAGGAACGCAACTTCTGCCCAAGGTGCGGCAAGCGCACTGCTGACCCGACCACGATTCACACATGCACACCGCCACAGGAGAACACATGACTGAAGAAGATGAAGAATTTCAGCGCCTTGAGCGCGAAGCCAAGATGCGAGCCTTGGAGGACGATGACATCCAAGACTACAAGAAGCCGTGGGTAAACCTGACGGACACACAGATACAAAACATCTACTACAAGATTGTGGATGAACACCGAGGCGCTCCGATGCCGTGGGGTCAAGTGCAGTTTGGCAGAGCATTGCAAGCCAAACTTAAGGAGAAGAACACATGATTTATTTTGAATACGATCAACCACATTACCTTGTGTGGCCTGCGCTTGCAGTTGGAATTGATGATGAGTTTTGGATTGGTATAGGCTGGCTGAATTTTGAAATTGGCTGGCGAAATGGTGATGGCGGCGGGGGCAATGAAGCCAAACTTAAGGAGAAGAACACATGACCAAGTTTGGAGACGCACCGATAAAAATGGAAGGCGGCATTGCTGACCCTGATGAATTTACATGGGAGTGCAATTGCAAAGCATGCAAGGTCAAATATCAAAAGTGGAAAGCAGCGTTTGACGCTCAACAAAAACAACTCAAGGAGGAGTCATGATACGAGCACCGAACGGCAAACCCATACTCAACGAGCCGGACGCTGAAGGGTTGTACACCTGCCAGTACACGGGGCTGAGAGTGTCGCGTGAAGAGGCCATCTTCTTGGGGGCATGCGTACCACAGGTCAACGGTACATACGTGTGCCACCCGACTGCACTGCCATTCTTTAAGAAGTCCAAGCGCAATTTTGACGAGAGCGAGGCCAACTGCAATACCTGCAAACATCTTGTTCGCGTAAAGCATGAGCCAAGAAAAGATGGCATGTTACGGGGCGAGTGCCAAACGATGCCCAATTTGCTGTTCCACCCCGATGACTTTATGGGGATGAGTTGCTACGAACAAAGACCGGAGAAGACATGATTCACCCGTTTTTTGAACACATAGCAGCACTGCCTGAGAAAGAACGAGACTCATTTTGGCGCAGCATCATGGCAATGGTTGATGCAGGGGTTGAGACAAAAACGCCGCCCAAAGAAATGGCGGCGTATATGGGCGCTTATTTCAAAGAGGTTGGCCAACAACTCAAGGAGAAGACATGAGCAAACTGACAGGAGCCGCACTTGACCGAGCCGTAGCCAACGCGATGGGGCTTAAAAGCGTACACAACTGCGAGAAGTGGGTAGGGCTGACGGAAGATGAGATTGACAAAATATTTTTAGATGTAGCAGGCCCAAATAAAGGGACAAAACAGCGGTTTGCCCGTGCCATCGAAGCCAAACTCAGGGAGAAGAACACATGAGCACAGACATGACTAAGACATGGTTTGATGGAAAGAACATCATCACGCAGGAAATACCCGAGACTGAAATCTACAAGAAGCCGTGGAAAAAGCTGACGGAGGAGGAGAGGGCAAGTTTTGAGGCGGCACTTCCGAAGACTCAAGAAGAATGGGATGAGTTATTTAACGGCATAGAGGCCAAACTCAAGGAGAAGAACACATGATCGACCCAAAGAAATTGCAGTGTTACACGATGGCCCACCGCCTGCGCGGTTACGCTGACGGTATTGTTGATAAAGACAGCCACAACTCGCTGACCCACATGCTCAGAAAGGCTGCGGAGATGTTGGAAGCCGTGTGGGCTGAGTACGAGCTAACGCTGCCTGAAGACAAACGAGTAGGGGGGCTGAACCAGTGAAATGCCCAACCTGTAACGAGTGGACGACAGTCGAACAGACAAAGAACTTGGGCGGCTTTGTAGAGCGCAGACGCAGATGCGCTAACGACCACACATTCACAACCGAAGAGCGGGTAATCCCCGACAAGAAGCGCGGACGCCCAAAGAAAACCAAGGAGAAAGTAGATGACAATAGCCACCCTGTCCCGTTATGACCCCATCAAAGGATGTTTTGTTTTGAAAGATTTAAACCCCAAGCCCCCCGCCAATGCGTTCGAGTGGAAGCGCTATGTTGTAGAAGAAGCCAGCAGGCGCGGCGACAAGCCCGTCACACAGGACATGACTTACAAACGCAGCACAATGTCCACCAAGACTGTCGAAAGAGTGCGCGAGACTAACCCGAACTACGGCACCGTGCCGTTCACCACCAAGACAGAAGCCCTGATCGCGCTGAAGCCCAAGCAGTTCACCATTTACAGCAAAGCACAACGAGCTAAAGGAGTAGCCCAATGAAAGCAGACGAAGTACAGGTCAGCGGCAGTCACTACAAGGACATGCCCATCCAGCCTTGGGCGCTGATGGAAGCGGTGCTTACCCCAGAGGAGTTCCAAGGATTTCTCAAGGGCAACATCATTAAGTACGCCATGCGTGCTGGCCGTAAAGATGGCAGCGATGACGCAGGCAAGGCCAAGCACTACATGCAGAAACTCAAAGAGGTTATCTAATGGCCCAAACCCCCGAAGGCAAAGTCAAAGCAGCAGTGCGTAAGCTGCTGGTTGAGTTCGGTGTCTACTACTTCTCACCTGCGGCCAATGGCTTCGGGCGTGCTGGGATACCGGACATCATCTGCTGCTTCGGGGGGCGCTTCATTGCCATCGAGTGCAAGGCAGGTAAGGGAGTCACCACTGCCCTGCAAGACAGGGAGCTAGCCGCCATCCGTACAGCAGGGGGCATGACGATGGTGGTCAACGAAACAAACATACAGGAACTAAGGGAGAAGCTGCAATGGATGAGATGACACGAGAAGAAATTGACAAAGCAATCGGGGAGTTGGACGAGGCCGAGCGGGACTACCTCAAGCTCCTCATCAGCCGCATAGTGCGCTGCTTTGTAGACGACGACCACGAGGCGGTGCTGCTGTTCGGCAGGTACAACACCAATCAGATCGCAATGTGTACCGTTAACTGTGACGAGATACCCGCTGCCAACATGATTAACTACGCACACAACCTGACGTCGTTCATGGCCACAGTAGGCGCACCACCCAAGGAGAAATTTAATTGAGCGCCCCCTACGACCAGATAGTAAGCATTGACTTTGAGACAGTGTGGGACCGCAAGACCGGCTACTCACTGTCCATGATGACAACCGAGGAGTACATACGCCATGAGAGATTCCACGCGTTCGGAGCTTGCGTCCATGTATACGGAAGCGACGAGCCAATTGAGTGGGTACGAGGACGAGACCTATCTGAGTACCTTCAGCAGTACGACTGGGGACGAACCGCCATCCTTGCTCATAACGCACAGTTCGACGTATCCATCCTTGGATGGGAATACGACATCCACCCCTGTTTCATCTTCGATACCCTGTCAATGGCGCGAGCTTTGCGTGGCGTTGAGGTTGGCAACAGTCTCGCCCGACTTGCAGCAGCTTTTGGTCTTCCCGCCAAAGGGACAGCCGTATACAGTACCGATGGTCTGGCCGAGCTGGACGCGAACATGGAACATGAACTTGCAGAGTATTGCAAACACGACGTATATCTATGCGAACAAATCTTCCAACGGCTATCACGAGGCTACCCAGCGAAGGAACTTAGGCTTATAGACATGACGCTCAAGATGTACACGAACCCGGTGCTACAACTTGACAGTGCTATGTTGGTCGATGCACTACATGAAGAAAAGGAAAAACGTGAAGCACTACTACATCGGCTCGGCGTGGACGAGGCTGTACTGGCATCGAACCCTAAATTTGCAGAAGCACTGGAAGCGCTCGGCATACCGCCGCCGCGCAAAATCAGTAAGACAACCGGCAAGAGCACGCTTGCTCTCGCTAAGAATGACGCTATGTTCCAAGCCCTCCTCAACGGAGCCAATGAAGACGTGGCGCATCTATGCGAAGCGAGACTGGCGGTCAAATCAACTACTGAACGTACGCGTGCTCAAAGATTTCTTGACATCAGCAAGCGCGGAGCGCTGCCGGTCCCGCTCAGCTATTACGGGGCCAGCACGGGTAGGTGGACGGCCAGCAAAGGCAGCGCCATCAATATGCAGAACCTCAAACGAGGCTCGTTCCTACGCAAAGCAATTATGGCTCCCGAGGGGCACCAGCTGGTCGTTGGGGACTTATCTCAGATTGAACCGCGAGTTCTTGCATGGCTTTCGGATTACGAAGGTATGCTCAACATCTTCAAGGGAGGTGGTGACCCTTACGCGGCCTTCGGGGCGCAGATGTTCAATATCCCGGGCCTTACGAAAGAGTCTCATCCCGACCTTCGCCAGTCTGCGAAGTCAGCTTTACTTGGATGCGGGTACGGTCTCGGTTGGGCTTCGTTTGCCGCTCAGCTACTCGTCGGTTTCCTCGGTGCTCCACCCGTGCGCTACACCAAGGAGTTTGCCAAGACGCTGGGAGTGACTGCCAATACCGCTGAGAAGTTCGTAGACTGGGATGACAACGTAAAGAAGCTCGAAGAGATTCCGCACATCTGCACCATGACGGAGCTGGTCATCCACTGTCTCGCAGCCAAGGCCATCATCGACAAGTACCGCCTGACTGCCGAGCCTGTGGTGGCGCTGTGGAACATGTTCGGGCACCTGATCCAGTACAGCCTGTACGAAGGCAAGGAGTACACCCACAAGTGCGTGACCTTCAAGAAGGGCGAGATCGTGCTGCCTTCTGGCATGAGCCTGCTATATCCTGACCTGAAACCGGGGAAAGATGAAAAAGGCAGGTTGCAGTGGACATACGGCGCAGATGAGACTAAACTGTATGCAGGAAAAATAACCAACAATGTCACGCAGGGCGTAGCGAGATGCGTGATGACTGATGGGATGCTGAGAACCGCGAAGAGGTACTTCGTGGCTGGAACCGTGCATGACGAGCAGATTGCTGTTGTGCCTGATGAGGACGTTGCTGACGCTAAGACATGGGTTTTGGCGCAGATGACTATGGAGCCGAAGTACATGCCGGGCATACCACTGGCCGCTGACGGAGGCGCACACAAGCGTTATGGCTTGGCTAAAAATTAAAGGAGAAGTAAATGGCAACAGTTAGAGCACCGATACCGCGCAAGGTGCGCGTGGGTAACAAGCAGTATTCAATCGAGATCGTGGAGGCCATGCTGGAGAAGCGAGTCATGGGACGCATCAGTTACACGGCGCAGACAATCAAGCTGGGCAGGCGCAGCAATGTGACGCAGAAAGTCTTTCCGCCCGAGCAAGTACAGGAGTCGTTCTGGCATGAAGTCACTCACGCCATCCTGCACGACATGGGGCGTGACACGCTGAACCGAGACGAGAAGTTTGTTACCGAGTTTGCACACCGGCTTACCAAGGCCATCAACTCAGCGAGATTTTGAATGACCAAGCCAGTAACGTGGAGCCACAGCTCCCTCAAGGACTACGAAGGCTGCGCCCGCCGCTACCACGAAGTCAAGATTCTCAAGAAGTACCCGTTCGTTGAGACTGAGGCAACGCGCTACGGAACGATACTGCACAAGGCCGCAGAAGAGTACGTGGCTGACGGCACGCCCATCCCCCCTGAGTTCGAGTACGTCAAGGACACGCTCGATGCGCTGCTCGCCAAGCCCGGGCGCAAGATAGCCGAGCTTCAGATGGCGCTGACTCAGGACTTACGAGTGTGCGATTGGAAGTCCAAAGACGCATGGGCGCGGGGTATTGCCGACTTGCTCATCATCGACGACGAGAACATGACAGCGTGGGTCGTGGACTACAAGACGGGCAACGACAAGTACCCAGACCGCGACCAGCTACGCCTCATGTCATTGATGGTGTTCAAGCACTTCCCGCACATACGCAAGGTTAACTCTGCGCTTTTGTTCGTGGTCAAGAACTCGATGGTCAAGCACAGCATGACGGTTGACGAAGCCGATGCTGAGTGGTGGCGCTATCGGGAGCGAGTCGCTAAGATTGAGGCGTCAGTAGCAAACAATGTGTGGAACCCCACACGAACCCCGCTCTGCGGCTGGTGCCCCTGCGCTGGCTGCGAGTTCAACACTAAGAGGTGAAGCGTGAAAGATGCAGACTACGCCGCACTAAGAAGGACACTGGAAAAATACTCTGCGACACAGGGAGAGATTGAGTGTGAACATTGCGGCACGCAGGCTAAGAAGCTGTATTTAGTTAGCCCTCACAGGGACGAGGCGTTTGAACTTATTGTGGATGAGGGGTACGACATGGGCTTTGATCCTCAACAGGAAAAAGCCATTTTTTATGAAGTCACCCAAGCCGCAATTATTAAAAAAATGTTTGAGTTAGGAGACACCGCAACGCTTTGTAAAGGGTGCGGTTCAAGACTGTTGAAAATTTTTAGAAACCTTTAACCGGAGCATTAGCATGGCAACCAGAGACTACAAGAAAGAGTACAAGCGCGATTTAGAAACCGGCAAGTCCGGCCCTAGTTCAGACCAACACGAACGCCAGAAGGCACGGCGGGCGTACGACAAGAAGGGCGTAGACCGCGCAGGCAAGGACATCGACCACATCAAGCCCCTGCGCAAAGGTGGCAAGACCGTACCGGGCAACACGCGACTACGCAGCAAGAGCGCCAATCAAGGCGACAACAAATAAGAACATGGAGAAGCAATGGAAATCATCGAGAACAAGGCGCTGCTCTTGCGTACGCGCAGCCCTGAGAAGTATCAGGTAATTCCGAGAAGTAAGATAGTTGAAGAGCACGATGACGGATCAAGTTCTGTAGCAGTGTTCTGGGGGTTGGATGAAGTCAGAGTTCTCAAGAACCTCGGCGTCAAGAACTTGCCATCGCCGATCACACGCAACTACGACTGGCCCGGACGCTACACGCCGATGGAGCACCAGATCGAGACGGCATCGTTCCTGACGCTTAACCGCAAGGCGTTTGTGTTCAGTGAACCCGGCACAGGCAAGACGCTCAGTGCGCTGTGGGCTGCTGACTATCTGATGCAGCGTGGGGAGATCAGGCGCGTGCTTATCCTGTGCCCGTTGTCGATCATGCAGTCCGCTTGGATGGGGGACATCAGCAACAGCGTCATCCACCGCTCGGCCATCATTGCCCACCACCCGCAAGCATCGCGCCGCATCGAGATGATCCAGAAGAACTACGATATCGTCATCACCAACTACGAGGGCTTGAATCTGATCGCCAGTGAGATCGTGGCCAACGGCAAGTTTGATCTGGTCATCGTTGATGAGGCCAATGCGTACAAGACCATGAGCACCAAGCGCTGGAAGTCCCTATCAACAATCATCAAGCCCCAAACTTTTTTGTGGATGATGACAGGCACGCCAGCGTCTCAGTCTCCGGTCGATGCGTATGGCTTGGCCAAGCTGGTGAACCCGGACGGCGTGCCAAAGTTTTTTACCGCATGGCGCGACAAAGTGATGAACAAGATCACCATGTTCAAGTGGGCACCGAAGCCTGACGCAAAGAACCTCGTGCATGAAGCGCTGCAACCGGCCATCAGGTTCACCAAGGCGCAGTGTCTGGACTTGCCGCCGGTCGTTACAGTAACGCGTGAAGTGGCGCTCACACCGCAGCAGGCCAAGTACTACAACTTGCTCAAGGACAGCATGATGATCCATGCGGCGGGGGAGACAATCAGCGCGGTCAATGCCGCAGCTAGCGTGTCCAAGCTGCTCCAGATCAGTTGTGGTGCGGCCTACACGGACGACCATGAGGTAGTAGAGTTTGATGCCAGCCCAAGGCTTAGCGTCATTGAAGAAATCCTTGAGGAGACTGACCGCAAGGTTCTGATCTTCGCGCTGTTCCGCTCCAGCATTGACGCGCTGCACACGCACCTGCTCAAGAAGGGCATCAGCGCGGAGTGCATACACGGCGGCGTTACAGCGCCCAAGCGTGCTGACATCATCAAGCGCTTTCAAACCGAAGCCAACCCACGAGTCCTTGTGATGCAACCGCAAGCATCGGCACACGGGATTACCCTAACTGCTGCGGACACTGTGGTGTTCTACGGGCCGTTGATGTCTGTTGAGCAGTACGTGCAGTGCATTGCACGCGCTGACAGGAAGGGTCAGAACTCTGACAAGGTAACGGTCATTCACATCGAGGGTAGCCCCATCGAGAAGAAAATGTTCAAAGCCCTGCAAAGTAATGTAAGCAGTCACTCACTTTTGACTGAAATGTTCAACATGGAAATTAAAAAATAAAGGAGTTGCAAAGACCAGAAACCTGTGTACACTGTCCAACCTTAGACAAACAAAAACAGGAGAAGCCCATGACTACAACAGTCATACCACTCGACAAGTTAGCGAAGGTCTACCGAAAGATTCGCAGCGAAATCGAAACCCTGACCAGAGAGTACGACACGAAAGTGGAGTTGCTCAAGGCCACGCAAGACGACATCAAGCATGCAATGAAAGACCAGATGCAAGCGCTTGGTGTCACATCCGTCAACACGCCGCAAGGCACTGTTGTCATGTCGATCAAGACACGCTACTCAACATCGGACTGGGATTCGTTCAAGACCTTTGTGACGCAGCATGACGCGCTCGACCTGTTCGAGAAACGAATTGCTCAGACCAACATGAAACAGTTCCTCGAAGAAAACCCCGGCGTTCTGCCACCCGGACTCAACTCCAACGCAGAATACGACATCAGTGTAAGAAAGCCGTCCAAATGACCTACGCACCTGCGCAAACAAAAACTGTTCCGCTTGACTGGATTGACTCACGTTGTGTGGTCACTGATCTGGGCACTGTCTACAGCTACGCCAACAGTCACGGGGGTTGGAAACAACACGGCCCTCGGCTACTCAAGACACAAGTTACAAACAGCGGTTATGCACAGGTGCGTCTTCCCGTCAATGGAAAATACAAGTGGGTGTTAGTGTCGCGGTTAGTCTTGCGTGCTTTTACGGGCATACAGGGAGAGCAGTGCAACCATAAAAACGGCATCCGTCTTGACAACAGATTAGAAAACCTTGAGTGGTGCTCTATGTCTGAGAACATGCTGCACTCGTACCGAGTACTTGGCCGAAAGCACCCGCGACCCCACCAAGGGAAGCAAGGCGCACTATGCAAATTAAGTAAACGAGTGTCGCAGTACCGACTGGATGGCAGCTACGTAAAGACGTGGAATGCCATACAGGAAATCGCCCGCGCTGGGTTTAGCGCAGGTAACGTGAGCGCTGTGTGCCGAGGCGTTCGTAGCAGTCACAAGAACTTCCTCTGGAAGTTTGTTTAACCAAGTAAGAAAGAAGACCATGAGTAACGTAGCCCTTTTTAACCCCGCCCAAGTACCCGCCTTCGCACGCAAGGCCGAGATGTCTGACATTGCCAAAGCCCTTGCGGGTGGTGGTGCTGCCAGTGGCAAACGCGTGTCGATCAAAGGTGGCGTGTTCCGTCTGATCTCTGACGGCAAAGAAATCGCAGCAGTCGATGAGCGCTTCCTCGATGTGGTGATCGTTAAGGCCGCACCGAAAGTAGCCCGTGTGTTCTACGCAGCCAAGTACGACAAGGACGCAACCGCAACCGCGCCTGACTGCCAGTCCAACGATGGCGACACGCCAGACCCCAAGAGCAAGAACAAGCAGTCCGACACCTGCGCCTCCTGCCCACAGAACGTAGCCGGTTCCGGTACTGGCAATACCCGCGCTTGCCGTTACCAGCAGCGCTTGGCAGTCGTCTTGGCCAACAACATTGAAGGCGATGTGATGCAGTTGTCCCTGCCAGCCACCTCGATCTTCGGTAAGGACGAAGGCGACAACCGCCCACTGCAAGCCTACGCACGCTGGCTCGTGGCCCAAGGCGTTGACCCCAGCACGGTAGTGACCCGCATGAAGTTCGACACCGCCAGTGAGTCCCCCAAGCTGTTCTTTAAGGCAATGCGCTGGTTGACTGATGACGAGTTCGCTGAAGCCACCAAGCAGGGCGCAACCTCCGAAGCCAAGAAGGCCATCACGATGGACGCCGCTGGTATGGACATGGGCAAGCCTACTGACGCACTCAAGGGTGCCGCACCCAAGGCCAAGGCCGCACCCGCGCCAGAAGCCGAGGAAGAAGACGAAGCTCCCGCACCAGCCCCCAAGCCTAAAGCCAAGGCCAAAGGAGCGCCCCCTCCCGAGCAAGAAGCCGAAGATGACGAAGAGCCAGTCGTGAAGAAGGCAGCAGCGGCAAAGCCCACGGCTGTGCCCGGCAAGAAAGCGCTGGCCGATGTCGTTGCCGACTGGGATGACGAGTAATTAGTTTCGGGGGGAAAGCGGATGCTGTAGTTGAAGTCGCCTCGACTAGTACGCATGTCGTGCCGCCAAAGCTAGTCCGCTACAGTGCAGCGAGTACCCCCACCTTTAAGACCACTATGGCTTACTCACAAAAAACAATCGACATGGTTATGCGTGCGCCGAAGACTCCGGGCAATCAGCTCGGACGTTGGGCTGTTCACCACGACTTCTCTGTCGTTCGCATCTCCAAGGCGCTGGGCGTTACACGCCAGACCGCATACAACTGGTTCGCAGGTGGAGACATCTTCCCTGCGTACGAGCACCGCGTAGAAACGCTGCTCAAGTTCCTTCAAAATTCACGCTCTGCCGATGAGGCATGGAAAAAAATATGTCATCACTACAACCTTCAAGCCTGAGCAACCGCGAGTTGATCTTGCACTGCGACAACATCTGGACAGCAGAGGGCTTCCCGCTCGACATTCAGTTTGAGTTGTATGCCCGTTTTTGCCGCCTCGCCGTTATCAACGAATACCCCGTCCGCGACGAAAAGCAACTCGACCTGTTCGCGTAAACCCCAAGGACTTTAATGAACCCGCTTGAATTCCTTGCGGTGGTTTTGCCGTCCCCAGATAACGGGTTGTACTGCGCGGCGGGACTGAGCACAAAAAAGAAAGAGCATCGGTATGTCGAGAATCTGGAAGACATTTACCCTGCCGTAGACAACTGGGTCGAGGCACAGCAGGACGTTTACTTCGCGCTGGCTACGTTCGAGACATCGGGCAAGCGCACTGCGGAGAACTCCCGCTTCATCAGGTCACTGTTCATCGACATGGACGGCTACGCTTCCAAGAAGCAAGCTGCACTGGCGCTTGGTGCGTTCCTTGCCGACACTGGCTTGGATGCGCTGGGTGCTCCGTGGATTGTGTTCTCTGGCGGTGGCCTGCACTGCTACTGGCCGTTTACTGAAGACATCGATGTGGCTGTGTGGAAGCCCACTGCCGAGAACTTGAAGCGCCTGTGCAAGCAGCAAAAGCTCAACATCGACATGACTGTGACAGCAGACGCTGCACGGGTGCTGCGCATCCCCAACACGTTCAACTTCAAGAAGAACAAAGAGGACGGCTCGTGGAAGTACGGAGAGCCTAAGCAGGTCAAGCTGCTGACCGAGGGCGACCGCTTTAACTTCGACACCATCAGCCAAGCCATTGCCGCCAAGCTAACTACGACGGCTCCAGCAGCGGCAACGTCTGCGTTGAGCCTGCCGGGGAAGCGCCCAGATGCAGCGCCAGCAGTCCCTGCCACGATGGCCGGAGCCAAGTTGTTTGAGAACAGCACGACCAAGTTCGGCACGATCTTCCTGAAGACCAAGAACGGCACCGGCTGCGCTCAGCTTAAGCACTTCGTAGAGAACGCCGAAGAGGACGGCATGGAGCCCTTATGGCGTGGCTGGCTGAGCATTGCCCAGAAGTGTTCGGACGGCGAGCGTGCAGCGGCGTGGCTCAGTGGGCTGCATCCCTATGACGAGCAGCGCATGCGTGAGAAGCAGGCGCAGATCAAGGGGCCGTACCCGTGCGTGAAGTTTGAGAGCGAGAACCCGGGCGGCTGTGACGGGTGTCAACACTTCGGCAAGATCACCAACCCGCTTGCGCTTGGCCGTGAGATCGCGGTAGACGTAGCCGAGAAAGAAATCGAAATCGTTATCCCATCGGAAAGCCCTAGCGTCGCGCCCGAGGTCAAGAAACTGCTGCGTCCTACGCCTCCGCGTGGGTTCGGCTACGGCAGCAAGGGCGGCGTGTTCTCCGAGAAGTCGATGGAAGATGCTGACGGCAACACAACCAAGAAGCAGGTGATGCTGTTGCCATACGATCTGTTCGTGGTGGATATCCTGAACAGCGGCGGTGAACACACTGTTCACATGCTAGCGCTGCGGCCAGAAGGCCCAGCAACAATCACCATCCCGCAAAGAGCGGTGGTGAGCAAAGACGAGACAGTCAAAGCACTGGCTCAACAAAACATCATCGCCTCCTTTGGCGCTGGTAATGACAAAAACCTTTTTGAATATGTGAGGGCATGCGTGGAACAAGCTAGTACCGGTAAGGCAGCCGTTAAAGTGCCATCGAACTATGGCTGGCAAGAAGACGACACCTACGTCTTCGCTGGCAAGATTTACAGCAAGGCAGCAGCGCCCATCTCCGTGCCTATGGCCGGACTTGAGAACATCGTGGCGAATACCAAACCAACCGGCACCATCGAGGCGTGGCGTGCGTTCATCAACTTACTTATCCACAAGAAGATGTATGCCCACTTGGCCGTCATGCTTGCCGGGGCTGGAGCACCCCTGATGCGCTTCACGGGTATCTATGGCATGACCTACCACTGCGGCTCAACCGAGTCAGGCACGGGCAAGACGCTGGCGCTGGAAGCAGCCGCATCCGTCTGGGGGCACCCCACCCACTACCGCACAGGTAAGGGCACATCCCCCGTAGCCATGCAGCAGCGCTTGGGCCTGCTCAACAGCAACCCGCTGATTACGGACGAGATCACCAGCAAGAACCGCAACAACTTCGAGTGGTTCCCCGAGTTCCTGCTGGACATGACCGAGGGCCGTGGCAAGGAGCGTATGGAGTCTGGCTCCAACAAAGAGCGCTTGAACCTGTCCACATGGATGACCGTGGCGATCATGTCGTCTAACACCCACGCCGTTGATATGCTCACGGGGGGCCGCAACCATGCGTCTGAGGGCGAGCTGCGCCGCCTGCTGGAGTTCATCATGGATCAGCCGCTGACATGGGAGCCGCACGAGATCGAGATCGTTAAGTCCTTGCAGCACAACTATGCGGTAGCTGGCCCCATGCTGGTTGAGTACATGGCCAAGAACGTCGATCTGCTCAAGCCAATGGTGCCCGAGATCGTGTCGAACATGTACAAGGAGTTCA